TAAAAGTTGTCGCCAACAGCTGTGCGTTTAAAGTCCTCGTAAGCAATAGTTGTGGTACTGACCGTGCTTCGAGTTAACGACACGGGCGCTGGGCTAGTTGATATGGCGCCACGATTAGCAAAATAAATACCGCCATCCCTAGCCGACAATTGACCCTTTTCTGTTTGGCATAACAAATTAAGCCTGTTAAGGATTGTGCCGCTATAACTGGCAACACCTGAAGCGTTTGAATTGCCTGTAGATCCAAGTTCTAAAACTTCGGGCGTATTTAACCCTGTAAACGAAAAGTTGGTTTGTTTGGCTTGTTCAACAGTTTTGGCGGCGGCGTAACCAACAAACTCTTTAAGTTGCCATTTGCCTGCTCTAGTTATTTCGTCAATGCAGGTAATGGTTGCGGTTGATAAACCCTTGTCGCCTGGGTAATCGTTAAAAACAATGTTTGACACGGTGCCTGAAAATGCAGGGTTCCCTGTAGTTAAAAAAATGACAACATTGGTGCCACGAGGAAAGTTGGCTATTTGGTTGGTGTTGTTTTTGATGGTGATATTAAACGACCCACCAGCGTAATTGTCGTTGTAGTTTTGTCGACCATCAGAACCGTTAAATGACAGCACGTCACTAGTAAATATTGTTGAACTACCCCCATATTTGAACACCCAACCGTAAGCCATTATTGGACTCTTACGGGTAAGCGGCCTACGTTGCGGTTGTATGCCTGTAAGGCTCTTACAACCTCGTTGGGGTCTGCTGACATGACGTTAACGGTGATATTGCCGCCACCACCACCAAAGCCCATACTGCCCATTTTCGATAAAGGAATCACGGCCTCAGGGCCTTTTTCCCCGATCATGGCAAGTTGTGCGCTTGTCACGATGCCGCCTTCGGCAAGCATGGGGATATCTGGCACGTCGAATCCCTTGCCACCAATACCAGGCACCCATGATGGAATAGTAAAAGACAGTTTGCCTATGGTGTTGTTCCACAAGCTGGCGACAGCATTAAACGCTGCTTTGAACGGTGCTGTGATTACACCAGCAACAAACCCCATGGTTGCTTTTATGCCGGAATAGATCAGGCTGAAAACGCCCATGATGTCATCTTTGAACTTGACGACAAACGCAATGGCTAAACCGAACGGGCCTGTAATAACTGCAAGAATTAACGGCCAGTTGTTCTTGACCCAATTAAACACGCTTTTAATAGCGTCCCACACAGCACCGAAAGCGGCGCCAACAACTCTGATGACACCATCAAAAATTCCGAATTCTTTTTGCAATAAAACAAGAATTGCAATAACAGCAACGATGGCGGCACCAATCAAAAAGATTGGGTTGGCCGCCATGATCGCATTAAAAGCGGCTTGAATTGCGGCAAATGCTTTGGTTGTTGCGGCCCAGGCTGTGGTTGCGGCATTGACAGCAATAATGGCAACAGCCAAACCGCCGATAACAGCGCCCAGAGTTACTACTAGCGTGGTGTTGTTGGTTACGAAATCGGCAACAGATTTAAACGCTGGCAACAGTTTGTCGACTATTGGAAACACGGCGGCGCCAATTGACTCTTTGAATTCGCCCATTTGAATGGTGAACGATTTCATTTTGCCTGAAGCGGTGTTGGCTGAAGTCGAGGCGGCACCCTTGAATGTGTCGCCCAATGCGGCAAAAACTTCATCGGTTGTAGCGCCGTTTTCAATCAGGCTTGCCAGGGCTGGGTCTAACTTCTTTAATGGCCCCAGTTGCCCGTTAAACGCCTTTGACAGGGCGTCAGATACGGCGCCTAAGTCTTTGCCTGTACCGGCTGAAATGTCTAGTGCCAGGTTCATTAAGTCTTGCGCTTTGGTGACGTCACCAGTACCTCGTACAAGTTTGTCAAACGCTGGCCGTAACTCGTCATCAGCAACAGCAGCTGCGATTGAAGTTTGCGTAATGAACTTTTCAACACTAGCGATTTGGGCGTCAGTAGCGCCAGTGGTGTTTCTCAGGCTGGTGGCAAGTAGTTGGGCGGCCTTGTCATCTTCCATGAACGCTTTAACGGCGTCTACAGCAACAATGCCCAGACCAGCGATAGCGGCGGCGGCTGGCACGGCGGCCTTCTTAATAGCAAACTGGGCTTTTTCGCCTGCGGTTTCTAACTTCTTAAATTCCCTAATGGCGCTGTCAATGCCCTTACTGTTGAAGTCTGAAATTACGGGAATTGAAATAGCCATCAGAACACCTTCAAATTCTTGTTTGCTTCAGCCATGACGCCTTCAACTACCTTTTGAACTTCGGTTGTCAGGTCAGCGATTTTTGCCTCGAATACAGGCCAAATCACACGGCTGGCAGAACGCCCAAATTTGTTACTAAACGCTGTTGCTAATGGGTTGACATTGGCACGGCCTGCAATGTCAAAGATTGCAGCTGCAGGGTTTTTTTGCATGACCGAAAAGGCGGCGCCTTTTTTCTTGTTGTTAACTCGGACACCAACACCACGCACAGCCTTTGAAGCGGTCAACGGGAACACTTGACGCCCACCTGGTGCCCAGTTGCGTTTTGTGCCACTAGGGAAACGGCTGTCATCGTAGTTTGATTTCATGGCGTCGGTCATTGGCTTAGAAATTTCACGCATGTTTGCCACGTACGCTTTTCGGAAGCCAGGTTCTACTTTGTTCAAGTATTTAACAGCTTCTTTGACCCCAGTAACTTGGATAGTCAAATCGGTTGCCATGGCTATTTTCTGCTTTCGTTGATGACCTTAATGACTGTTGTCAAATCGTTAACATCAAACTCTACTTCAGGTGGCCAGTACCCTGTCGCCGCAAGCAGTTGTGCTAAAGCGAATCGGTAGGTACTGGCAAGGTAGGGCGGTCAGGTTCGTCGCTGACTACTTCAAGCACCACCAGCTTCTTAATGAAGTCATCTAGAACCACCGGCACGACAACGCCGTGTTGTTGGCATGCCTGGTGGGCTAGATACGCCAGGTCTTCAATACCGATACCGTTGGACATGTCGCTGGCTTTACGCTTGAATTTGCGTTCCCACGAAACAATGGTGAAAAGGTTGGTGCTTACTTCTACAGGGCCTTCGCCTTGGTCTACTCGAAGTGTTAGTTGCATGTCGGGCCTTTGCTGTTGGGGTTGCTAGATCAGGAAACAACGGTGGAAAGAACGCCACCCTGGAACGTAATTGAAATGGTTGACAGCTCGCCCATGGTTGCGTCGATCACTGGTAATTCGGCTAGGAAAGCGCCCACTAGTTCAAATCGGGGTGACGTGGCACTGGCAGTGGTCAAAGCGGCGTCAGTAGTCGCAACCTTAACCGTGGTGGAAACGCCGACAAGGCTGGCCAAAGTAGCGTAAGTCTCCGTGGCCGCATAAGACATATAAAGTTCAAGCGTGATTTCCTGATTGTAAAGACCAGAGACATAGACACGGGAAGTTCCACCAAAGGCTGTGGCTTCTAAAGCGTCAACACGATTGGTAACGGTGGCGCTGGTGCACTGGTTGGTCAAATTGACCGAGTTGATCATTACGCCTGGGTTTGAAAGGTATGTGGAAGTCGACATGTCTTAATCCTTTTTTGCTGGTGCTTTAGTTTTAGCAGATTTTGGGGCTGGGCTGTCGCTAGGCACTTCGTCAGATTCAATAAACCCGTGCGCTAGTAACGCTTCAATGTTCGTGCCGGCACCAGGCACAAATTCTTCGCCTACGGTGCCGATCTTGTCGCTAACAATTGTGTATTTCATAGTTGAGTTTCCTTAATCTGTTTGGGCTTGCATGTCAATGGATAAGTCATAAGCTGCAAAAGTCTGGCCACCCACGGGTATGTAACCAGGGCGCCCAGATTTTACGGCCACATTCTTTGCTAGAACCTTCGCACACATGCTTAAAACGTTGCGTAAGCCGTCCAAATTGCCTGGCCCTAGTGTCACTACTTTTACCGAAAAATTCATGGTGACAATGTTGTAGTTAAAGGCGTCAAAACTGGGGGCGTCAATAAACACGCACGGTGGGTTGATCTTCTCAGGGTCAAACACCACACGCATGCCAGTAATGGTCGCCAGCGTTGCCGCTAGGTCATCTATGGCCTCATTAAACAGGTCGGTGTAAACAGTCATCACGCAACCGCAGGCCGTGGGATACCGGCTAACTGTTTGATTAACGGCGACAGGCCTGACACTGCAGCTGTGCCCATGTCGCTAAAACTTGCGAATTGGTCAATGGCGCCACGTTGTCTGTAAATCGAGCCACCCATCATGATCGTGGCTAGTTCTACATCTGCACTGGGGACAACGGTCAATTGGTCGGTGTAGCCAGACTCTTGACGCCTACGAAAAATGAAGTTGTTGGCGCTGTTAGCACATTGAGTCAAGAAAGCCGTTTCGTCAACACCAGCCAATGCAATGCCGAGCCATGTGCCAATTTGTGTGCCTGTAATCCACGTACATGTTTCGGTATAAGTCAGGGTGCCAGGTGGGATAGCGGCGCTACGGATTAAGTCGTCGCCTGCGTCGTAAAACAACACCTGATTTTCAATCGGTATTGCGTAGTCGAATGTGAGATCACCGCTACTGGTGACACCAGTAAACAGGTATGGGGGCAAGTCGTAAACCGTGTGTGTGCCGTTCAGGCCGTGACCTAAACCTGCAAGCGTTAACGATTGACCCAAACCCAGTTCGGGTTCCGTCAGCGTTTGAACAACTGCGTAATTGTCCAAACGCTGGTGGAAGATAACAGAGTAAACAGCCATGGGCGGCTAACCGCCTTTCGACTAAGCCTGGGTAATTTTGCGAATCATGCTCGAGTTAGCAGCAAAGGTTGCGGCGTAACCGAACATGCTCATGGTGCGTGAAATGGTGCTGGGGTTTTCAACCGAAAGCAGGCCACGGTCTTGGCGGTAAATTTCGTATGCGTTGCTGTTGAAAATCACCATGGTCTTTGCGGCGAAGTTGTTGTCAACGACGATTTGCAAACCAAGTGGGTTGGCGTTTTGGAAAGCGTTAATGCCACCGTTACCAATTGCGTTAAACGCATTGAGGCCACCGCCCGTGTAACCAAAAATCGGGCGCTTCTGGTCGTCGGTGAGCTGCATCATCAAGCCCCAGGTGGTTGGGTCGACAGCGATATGGGTTGGCAAGAAGTTGGTAGCGGCAACTGTGGTGACTGCGCAATCGTAGATTGACTTCAGCAAGTCGGCCACGGTCAAGTCCCAAACACCATCAGCTGAAGCGGCGGCTACAAGGTTGTCGCAAGCGAAGTTGTCGATTGCTCGCAGGTACTGACCGGCAAGGTCTTGCATGATAACTGCCATAGCGGCTGGGTCAGTGAAGTCCACTGTCTGGTATGACAAGGTGGTCGCACCGGCAAAACTCTTTTTGGTGACGGTGTTAGCGGCAATTACGCTGGTGGTTGCTGACACTGCGTCAAACTGTGCGGCCTGCTCTGCAACGGTTGGGTGGGTTGTCCATGTTGGGCGAATGAACGTGGCACCAGTTCCGCCACCCGGCATTGCCCTTGTCCCAACGGCTGTCAACAGCGGCGAGATGTAGTTAATATCCGCAAAAACTGGGCCGAGCAACGGAAGGGGCACAATACCGCCCACATTGGTGCTTGTTACATCGCCAGCTGCGGCTTCAATCGGTGACTTGTGGTAGGCACGGTAATCTTCCCAAACTTTGTTGGCGTTAGCGGCTTCGACACCGCCCTTGTGGATTGCGGCCATAAATTCAAAAGCGCTGGGCAGGCGTGGTTCACGCTTTGCCTGGGCAAAAATTGGTGCCGTTGGGATTACGGTTTCTTCAACAACTGCGGGGCTGGTTTCCATTTTGGGTTCTTCCTTTGGTTCTTCGACTTGTGGCGCTTCGGCCGCTACTTGACTGATCGTAGCACCAGCAAAAGCAGGCGTGGGGACAAGGGAAAGCTCTACCCAGTCAGCCGCCAAAATTGTCATGTTGCCTTCATCGTCATACTTAAATTCTGTGGGGTTAACACCAACCGACACGCTGTCGATTACACCGTCAGCTGCCAAAACTAAGGCCTCGTCACCGGCACGGGTTGACGATACTTTGGCTGTGAAATACATGGCTTCAGGGCTGTCGACTCGTTCGGCCACTAAACCAACAGGTTGGGTGCTGTCGTGGTACATGTAAAGGCGTGGGGCTTTGCCTTCAACGGGCAAACTGCCTGGTGCGAATTGCACGGTGGTGCCATCGCTGACAGTGGCAAAAGTGTTGTAAGGCACCGCAATGCCAGTGATTGTTCGGCGTGCTTCACCGTCTGGGCCTGCAGCTTCTACAGCGAATGTGTTTGAAGTAAATCGAATCATGCCAATTCTTCCTGTGTGTTTTCTTGTGGTTGTGTTTCTTCAGTCATGGGTTCCATGACTGCGTACTCTTCTTTTTCTGTTTCTAAAAAGTCGTCGGTATCCCAACAAACATATGTGCCACGGGGCAACTGTTGTGACAAGGCGGCCACGATTGCTTCGGCGTACATTGACAGGCCGAAAGTCCACAAGTCCGATTTTGCGCCAGCGCTGTTTGTGTAGGCGTAAGAACCTGTTGAAATACCCAACAAATACGGGGGCACATTGCACAAGTTAGCGATTTCACGACTCTGGTAATTGGCGGCGTCAATCAACAACATTTTGTCGGGTGTTGCGTTGGTTTCTGTGTATGTCAAAAATTCGTTTAGTGCAGCTGTCTGATTGGTTGCACGTGCCTGGTTGAACGCTTCGGCCAGTGCGGCAAGTTCAGTTGCTGACAAAGGCTCGCCGCCAGTTTGTTTAAGCACACCGGCTGGAATTGCACTAGAGCTGTTGCGATACCTGGCTTCTTCAAGCTTTAGTGACGTAGCGATTGTTTGCTCTGACATGTAGATCATGCCTTGTGTTGGGCTAAAGATTTGCACAACATCTTTGGGGTCGATGGCGCCACCGTTGAAATAGATTTCTTTGGATTTACCAAACCACACTGGTGGGTTTGCGTCGGGCGTCGTAATTGAACCTTGGGGCAAACGGGTGGCGCTGGCCATGTAACCGTCTTTTGTGCGACTGGTGATATAGAGATAGCAACGACCGAAGAAGAAAAGATCGTCAAAAATCCACGGAAACAGGAAGTTATTCGGCATTTCGGGGTCAAGTTGTCGAAGCCAGGAACGGGGCGCCAACGGCACTTCTTCCATTTCGCCTTCGGTTTCGTTCCACCGTTCCGTGTACATCTTTAGTTTCATGCTTGCCAGGACTGAAGCCATTAGGTCACGGCTTCGACTGATGGCGGCCACGGACATTGCACGGTTGCGCATGACGCCTGCCTGGTATGACCACCAGTCACCAATCAGGTTTGGGCCTGCGACTTGCGACGAATAGTAAGCACCACCAACTGCAGCTGCTTGCACGGTTGGTTCAGACTGGGGCGAAATCTGCGCCTTGTTTACTTTGTTACTTGTAAATAATCCCATGGTGTTTTCCTATCGGGGGGTGTCCCTGCCCTGCCCGACGCAGGACAGGGACTAGACAAACATTAGCGTGGCAACGGTTCACGGTGTCCTAGACACGGCAAACATGGGTTTGCCAACAACCTTTGGCCGTGAACTTTCGGCGATCGCCCACGCCATGCACCGGCACAACTCGATTGGGCCAGGCGACTTTTGGCTAGACAGAACGACACCGCCACCAGTTTTTGTTAACACTGCACGGTTGACATGTTCAGCCAAAGCAAGTTCGCCACGGTGCCGCACCTTGCCTTCAACAATCATCTTTTGAATCAGGCCCGAATACTTCAACAGTTCGCCGTAACCAATGACGCTACTTCGACGTTCCAAACTTTTTGGCAAATGCAAATGCAGGGCTGGCGTAATGACCAGACTGGTGGCCGTGTCTGCCATGACCCGTTCTACTTCTTCCCACATGGCGTCTTCGGTATCCACCATGAATTCAACACAAACATGGGCTTTGGATTCAAGCACTGATGATCTGACGCCCACATAACGCCCGTCTGTTAGATCGGTGTCAACTGCCAACACGCCACCTGGTGGCATAGGTTGGTCAGTCTTTTGTTTGTCCCAAACGCCAGGCTGAAGCCAGGCACCACGGGCCGAAACCCACATGTTCAAGTGGGCACGTAGAAAACTGTCCTTTTTGCTGACAGCCCGTAGAGCTTCAATGGTCACGGTTTGCCCCATCGCTGGGTTGGCCATTTCCCAATTGCTTTCTAAACGGGGATCACTGCCTGGCTTCATGCTGTATTCAGCGAAATACAAACTGCCAGTTGTGCCGGTATCTATCTCACTGATCGCCTGTTCTCTAAACGCGATCATGCAATCACTGCTTTCATCGCCAGCCGTTGACCACATGCTGAGTAGTGGGCCACCGTTACCCCTGGCGATTTGGCTGGGCCTTAATGCTTCGTCGACTACAGCTGCCGAAATATTCCACAATTCGTCGATCAAAATACAGTCGTAACTACCGCCGTGCAGGTTCGGTGTGGCAGCTCTAACTTCCCACGTGGAACCGTCAGGCATTTTTACAGACTTACGGCCCATAGCGTTGGCGGCCTTACCGCCAAATTTGTCAACAAGTATTGGGGCAATGAAACCGAATATGGCTTCGGCACGATCAAGTTTGTTAGCCACCGAAAGCACCGCCTGGGGCTTGCCACGAAACGCCGCCAGGTCAGTAATCCACCAACCAATCAGTGCTTGCAATGCAACAGACTTGCCCTGCTGTCTAGCCGTAGATACCAGAGATTCACGAAACTGCAGGTTGCCTAAACCGTCATGGGACAGCTGACCATTCAACACATGCTTTTGCCATGGCATTAGTTCAATGCCCATATGCAAAGTAGCCCACTGGGAAATCCCCTCCCCAAAACTGTGCTGATTCAAGCCAACCGTTTCGAGTCGTGGTAAATGCTTTTCAAGCACGGCCAGTTCGGGCTGGTTACCGCCAGTTTCGCCCAAAATGTTTTTGGAGCATGGGGTCGGGGGCTTTAAGTTTGTGTCAAAAAAATGGTTTATGTGTTTATTTCGCTTTTGTATGCGTTGGGCGTCAGACTTGGCTTTATCTTGTGCCCCTGTTCTGCTATTGCACCTTCGACAAGCAGGCCGTAGGTTTTCCATTTCATTGCCCCCGCCTTTAAAGACGGGCACTATGTGGTCGGCTGTATCGGCTGGTTTGCCACATAGGTAACAGGGTGGGTTGTCTGATAATAGGGTCAGTCTGTTACGGCGGTATGTGGGGTCATTGGTTGTATGTTCTCTAGCCATTGTCGGGTCTCCTTTGTACTGATGTTAGGTCAAGGGAATAGGTCAAGGGATACTGACGCCTAAGCGCAAGGGCGGCGCTTAGTTGTCCCCCAGTTCCATGACAGGGTTGGGTGGTTTGTGTCCCCCACAATTTAGGGAAGTACCCAAGGGTGCCGGTCTATTTGTATTCGGTGGACAACCTTCGCCATTTGTGCCGTTTGGAAACGCTGTTCCCCTACATCGGTGTATAGGGGTCTACCCAGGTTTCCCTGTTTACGCCCCGCCACCTACAACCGTGGTACAGCCATGTCACTAATGAAATTGTGTTGGGACTGTATCAGGTGTCTGATTGCAAGATAAGCCGGCCAACATATTCGGCCACTTGAGGCACTACAGCGTTGCCTAATCCTTTAAGTCTGTCCACCCTTCGGGAAACCCCATTAGCCATTCGACCCATGTCGGGTTCAGTTTGCCAGTACTGGGCACTTCGTAAGGCGTTCCTTCTAACTTCTTCATTGTCGCCCTCGAATGTGAACCCCCGTCTAGCCCTCCGGCCGCTACTGGTGTCGGCCACATTCTTCTGCCCACAACCGTTTCCAAATTCGGAAATCGTTTCGGATTGTTTGCAATTTCGGGGCTGATTAAACTTGCCATTGCTGTATTGGCCCTGGGGGTAGGCCACGATAATAATTCTGTCTCTACGGTGATGGGCACCCACGCTGGCCGCCGATATAAGACGCCATTCACAGTCATACCCGATACTGGTAAGGTCACCAATAACTGTTGTTCCTCCCATAGTGAGATGGCCCCTAACATTTTCCAACAATGCGAAACGGGGTCGAATTGCGCTAATGGCGTTTCGGAAGTAGGGCCAAAGGTGTCGGGGGTCATTTTCGCCTTGTCGCTTTCCTGCTGTGCTGAATGGTTGGCATGGGTAACCGCCTGCTATTAAATCAACTGGTTCAACGGTAGACCAGTCAACTGTTTTAATGTCGCCCAAGTTTGGGATATCGGGCCAATGCTTTTTTAATACCTGGCAAGCGTAAGGGTCTATTTCGGATTGCCATTTAACAGTCATACCGGCCCGTTCTAAACCAAGGTCTAGGCCGCCTATGCCGCTAAAGAGGCTTCCAACAGTCAAGGTCATGGGTTGGGTATTTCTAATGTGTGTAACGGTGTCCATTGACCATTCAAAAGAACTTCGGCGTGAGTGATTGCCGTTACTGGCATGAACTGGCCGTTAATAGTCAGGTATTCGACATCATGCGAGTTTGATATAGCGATAGCAAAC